GGATGGACTTATTCATAGATACATTGCAGAAAGAAGGATTCGAGATTGAGGATAAAGTAGGCAATAAGAATCCGAGTGTTGCCATGACTGGTGAGTTTATCAATGCTATCTTTGATTGTACTGTTCCTGGCATAGAGATATACATCGACGAATCATGTTCGGTATCTATCGAGGACTACATGAGTGTACAGAAGGATGCTAACGGTGCCATTCTTAAAACCAAGGTCAAGAATAAAACTACTTTGCAAACTTATGAGGAACACGGGCACTTATCCGATACGTTTCGATATGTCGTTGTGGATTTGTGTAATGAGCAGTACACTGAATTTAGTAACCGGCGAAAAAGGAATCTGTATGGTGGTAAGGGTATGCTTGGTTTCTTTAATCCGGAAGCACAAAACGTCTACTCGCAGCGGCTTGTTTATGTCATGCCGAATGTAGATGGTACGTTTGTTCTTGTTCAGGCATCCCGTTGTGGTGATAAGTGGCATTTAACTGATGCCTTGTTTAGAGAAACATCTTCCATAGAGGAAATTAAGACCGCATGTTTGGAGCACAAGGCCAATACGTGTCTCTTTGAATGTTCATCTGCCTATTATCAGACTGTACGTGAGTTGAGGGAAATTGTGAAAGATACAGAAGTAAGAGTAAAGAAAGAGTTTGCCGATGTGGATAAGCGAATAGCTGCTACATCTGATTTTATAAGGAATAACTTTTTGTTATCACCAAAGATGTTAGAGGAATCTCAAGATTACAGTGATTTCATTACTAACCTGATGGACTATAACATAAATAGCGAGAATAAAAGTGCAAGCATTATTTTAAGTGGTCTTGCATATCATATAATAAAATCGTTCCCCGAATCATCTGCTGCGTAATTTGTTGTTATATAGTTTGTTATAACTGAATTTGTACATTTCTTATTTTTCAAGATTTTAGTGTTTTGAGAAACCGATTATTCATATTCCTACATTTGTTTCAAATAAGAAATAAATGAGTTGGTTTCGTAAAAAATCTAAGTCAGAGGAAGAGCTTGTACAGGATGCTAATGTAGAAGTCGTGAGTGAGACTGTTGAAGAGAAGAAGCTTCCGGAAGGGAAAAAGATAACTGTTGAAGAGTTATTTTCATCTCCGTATGTTTGTTCTCAAAATTTTCTTACGCTTTTTCAGTCTGTACCAGAAGTCTTTTTTCCAATAGACTACATCGCTTCTCGTATTTCCAGTGCTAACTTTCAGTTTAAGAAAGTTAAGGATGATAGTGTTATTTGGGCTAATAAGAATTTGAATCAGATACTTCTTAGACCAAATTGTTTGATGACATGGAAACAAAATGTTTATCAACATTTCGTATATAAACTGTGTCTTGGCAATAGTTTTACACGTGCTGCAATGTCTGATAGCTTCACTAATGTAGAAAAATGGCGTTATTGCTCTAACTACTGGGTACTTCCTGCTGATGCAATGGAAGTCTTGCCTGTTTTAGGTAGTAATATTCCATTGTTTGGTATAGCTGATCAAGAAGATATTATTAGAGGTTATCGTTTAAATTATGGCGCTTTGAGCACAATGAATATACCTGCTTATCAGGTATGGCATGATAGAGACGGGTGTGTGAGTTATTATTCCGGATTTGGGTTTATGAAATCTCAAAGCCGTCTTATGTCACAAATGAAACCGATATCGAACCTTATTGCTGTATATGAGGCCCGTAATGTAATTTATGTAAAACGAGGTGGTTTAGGATTTCTTATCAATATGAAACAAGATGAATCCGGACCCATTGCTATGACTGATAATGAGAAGAAAGAAATTTTGCAACAACACTTCGGTAAGTTCGGAGTAGGTAAGGACCAGTTACCATATGGGCTGTCTGATATCCCATTGAGTTTTGTACGTACCAATCTCACTATTGCAGAACTGCAACCGTTTGAGGAAACACTTGCTGATGCAATTAGTATTTCAGGTGCTTATGGTATTCCTGCTGTGTTAGTTCCTCGCAAAGACCAGTCTACTTTTAGCAATCAATCTACGGCAGAAAAGAGTGTTTATAGCTCTGTTATCATTCCATTTGCGAAACAGTTCTGCCGTGAGTTTACTCAATTTTTAGGACTTGAATCAAGCGGATATTATTTGGATTGTGATTTCTCCGATGTGGATTGCCTGCAGGAGGGGTTGAAAGAAGCCGAGGAAGTAAAGACCAATATCAATAGCCGGTGCAAAGACCAGTTCCTTAGTGGATTGATAACGTACAATGATTGGAGGGCGCAAATCGGTGAAAGTAAATTTGAAGAACCTATGTTCGACAAAACATTATTTGAGATGTCGGACCAGGAACGAGAGATAGTTAAACAAATATTTAGTCTTAACACAAAAAGTGAAGTTGAAAATGGAAGAGAAAATCAAAAGCCTTCAGTACAAGACAAAGGCAAATGATGTTGATGAGAAGGGTATCGTTACCGTCGCGGTGAACGGTATCGGTGTGAAGGACTCACAGAAAGACGTATCCATGCCCGGATCATTCAACAAGACTTTAAAGGAAAATATTGGTCGTATGCGTTGGTTCTTGAATCACCGTCCGGATCAATTGTTGGGGGTTCCATTGAGTGGTAAGGAAACAGAGGGTAATTTAGTTATGGTTGGCCAGTTGAATCTTGAAAAACAGATTGGTCGTGACACGTTAGCTGATTATAAGCTGTTTGCAGAGAATGGGAGAACCCTTGAACACTCTATCGGAGTAAAAGCTATCAAAAGGGATTTGACTGATCCTTGTAAAGTGCTTGAATGGCGTATGATGGAATATTCTACATTGACAAGTTGGGGAAGTAATCCTCAAACATTCCTTGTGAATATCAAATCTGCTACTGCCGACCAAGTAAAGGAAGCTGTTGATTTCGTTCGAAAAGCGTTCTTGCAGCATGGATATAGTGATGAACGTTTAAAAGGTTACGATATGGAATTAAGTTTATTACTAAAGAGCCTCAACGGTGGTGCCGTTGTCTCATGTCCTCATTGCGGTTATCAATTTGATTATGACGCAGAAACGGAACATACCTTTGCACAACAGGTATTAGATTACGCCGCCGATTATCAGAGATGGATAACGCAGGACATCGTAAGAGAAGAAATGGAGAAGCTCACTCCAGAGATTAGAACTCAAGTAATTTCTCTTATTGATTCTGTAAAGTCAGAGGAGAAAGAATTCACTCAAAAGAGTTTGCAGGATCTTATGAATTATGTAAGATGTCCCCACTGTTGGGGAAAAGTATATCGTTCGAATGCTATTCTACAAAATACTTCTGAAGATACTACCGGAAAGAATGAGCCGTCTGTTGACACTCAAGAAAAGAATGACGGGGAAAATGGTAACGATGGAGTAACGACTAAAGCCGCTGATAATTGCACTTTATTCGATTTCAAAAGTTTGAATAGTTGTTTCGAGAATAAATAACTTAAAATTTAAATTTTATGCCTAAAAAATTTACAGTATCAGATTTTAATCTGAAAACAGATGGTCTGCCGGCAGAACAGAAAACATTCATGGAAAACATCGTCGGCATGATGTGTGAAGTCGTAAACAAATCACTGGAAGGAGTTGTTACGCCTGATGATGTGACTAAACAGTTTGGAGATATTAATAACTTATTGAAGTCTTATGACGGCGAGAAGTTTGCTCAACTGATTAAAGACAATGAAACACTTGTTGGCCAGGTTAAGAGTCTTGGAGAAAGCATTGAAAAAATGAAGCAAAAAGGCTTATCTATGGATACTATCAATAAGTTCGACGAGAAATTGAGCGAAATGCTTGATAGTGAGAAGTTCAAGGAGTTTGCAGCCGGTCACAGCCGTAAAACAGGTTCTTTTGAGGGATTCAGCTTGAAAGATATTGTGTCCATGACCGACAATTACAGTGGTGAAATCATGATTACCCAACAGCAGAACCGTGTTGTTAGTCAGGTAAGTAATCAGAAGATTCATATGCGTAATGTCATTACGACTTTGCAGGGTGATCCTACATATACGCAGCTCGCCTTTACACAAGTGTATGACTTTGACAGGAATGCACGGTACGTTACTGAAAACGGTCGTTTACCGGAGTCAAGCATTAAGATGAAGGAAATTCAGACAGGTACGAAACGACTTGGTACCCATATCAGAATTTCCAAGCGTATGTTGAAGAGTCGTGTTTTCATCAGAAGTTATATTCTGAATATGCTACCGGAAGCTGTATGGCTTGCTGAAGATTGGAACATGTTATTTGGTGATGGGAACGGTGAGAACCTGTTAGGCATTACTAATCACACTGGAGTACTTCCTGTTGAAAGTATCATCAAAGATACTATCATTAAGGGAGAAGCCGGTAGTGTGAAGTCTGTCGAAAGCCATAATGGGGGTAAAGACACAATTGTTGAGTTCACAAAACCGTACGATCTGATGCTCAATGGTATGGTTATTACATTTGCTAATGCTGCTGTTGTGACAGACTTGAACAAAGCGAATCCTATTATCAAGATGAATGACCGTCAAATCTTGTTGAAAGGTGTTGCTTTTGCCGGTGAGGAAACAGCCATTGCAAATATGACATTTACTGTCAACAACTCATTCTTCCAAAGTATCGAAGCTCCTAACTCGGAAGATGTTATTAAGACGGCATTTGCCGTGATGACCTATGCACAGTACTATCCCAATGCTATTACTCTCAATCCGTCAGATGTTAATGCGATGGAATCAGAGAAGGATACTACGGGGCGTAACCTTGGTATTATTAAGGTTGTCAATGGTGTTAAGCATATTGCTAACCGTCCGATTGTAGAGAATACTGGTATGTTACCCGGTAAATACTTTATTGGTGATATGCACATGGGTGCATCTATCGTTGACTACACTAATCTTGCGTTAGAGTGGGCTGAAGATGTGGAAACGAAGTTGTGTAATGAGGTGGTTCTTATCGCCAGTGAAGAGGTGATTTTCCCTGTTTACAATCCTTGGGCATTTGCTTATGGAGATTTGGCTGAACTGAAAGAAGCAATCACTAAAAAGTAATATTATGGATTACATACTTAGAGGTAATGATAAGGATGTATCCAATGTGCTTAAAGAGCAACGCATTCGGATTGGTAGAGGGGTGGTTTCATTCACCCCTATTTCCGAGTGTGGTCTTATTACAGAAGAAGATGCTCGAAAGACATTGGAATGTATGCTTACAGAGAAAGATGCGAAAATCGGTGAGCTTACTGAATCCATTATGGAGAAAGATAAAGCTATTGTTGAACTGACAGATGAACGTGATACAATGAAAGCTCGTATTGCAGAACTTGAAGCCCTGGTTCCTTCTGATAACAAGAATCTTCCGGCTGCCGATTCAAAAGAATTGCCTGCTGGAGATGCTAAGGAAGTAACTGTTGTTGATGATAAAACCGTTTCCGTGGAAGATGAAAAGAAAACCGGAAAGGGTAAGGCTTCTAAATAATTATTGCCATGTTGATTGATGTTTCATATTTTACGTCAGGTCCCAGGCATATTGAGAATGCTTCGGTAGCTGAAATGCCTTCACCCAACTCTCTTGCTGTAAATGAAGTGATAAATGGGTATATCAAGGCATTTCAGTCCGAATTTCTTCATACTGCTGTCGGTTTTAGTCTTTCACAAGCTATTACTGATTATTTGGAGATCGTAGAACAGGAAAAAGAGGATTCTTCAGATGAGGTTGATATCTCGGAAAAAGATGAATCTCAATCCGGATATGCACTTTTATGTGAGAAGTTAAGTGAATCGTTCGCCGATTATGTGTTCTTTCACATTTTACGTGATATGAATACACAGGCTACTATCACTGGTCTTGTAAGATTGAAATGTGCTAACGAGTATATATCTCCGATTAAGAGACAGGTTAGTGTCTGGAACAGCATGGTGAAGAAGAACCGACTCTTTGTAGAATGGGCGATGTCCGATGATTGTCCTTTCACCGGTTTGAAGATTCAAAAGAACCTATTAACTCCCATTAATGCTTTCAATTTATGATGGAATTGGATATAACAGAACTGTTTGAAGAAGTAGTTAGAAAACTTCCTGAAGGACTTGAAATCCTCTACCCTAATGGGAAAGGTGGGGCAAAAATTGTAAAGTCACCAAGATTGAATTACATCTTTGGTAGCAGTCAATATATCAAGGACATATTAGATGAATACAGTAAATCTCCTGGCCAGTCTGAAAAAAAGTTCCCGCTGGTTGCACTCTTTACTCCAATTTATGAAGATAGAAGTGATCCAAATTATTTTTCTAAGGCAAAGGTTTCGTTGATTATAGTTTGTTCATCCTGTAAGGAGTGGAGTAATGAGGAACGTAGAACTACATCTTTCAAGAATATTCTCCGTCCAATCTATAAACGTTTGTTGGAAGTATTATATGAAGATTTCCGGTTTGACTGCGACTGTGACGAGAAAGTGAAACATAGTTATTCAGAGAATTATTCGTATGGTAGATACGGAGCCTATACAGATTCCGGTAAGGCTGTGAGCGAGCCCATAGATGCCATAAACATACGCTCGATGGAAATAAAAATTAATAATCTTAATTGTAGAAGAAAATGAGAAAGATTAGAACATGTAAAGGTGGCCGGATGAATACAGGTAGTTCTGCATGTAAAATCGACTGGAAGAAAGTCAAAGGTGCTATTATGGTAGAACATGGCGTGAAACTTCCTGCCGATATTACAAGTGAGAAGTTACTTGAATTATGCCATGCTGACCGCCCGGATCGTATTTATCCTATTTTCCCATTCCTGGAATATGCTTCGAATGGAGGTGATCCACAGGTAAATGCGACTGGTTATGGTGCAAGTGAGTACAACGGGCTTAATGCTCTTACAGATACCTTTACTTTAAAGAGTTTCGACGAAGTTTTGAATGCCCAACTTTTGAGGTGTGCTAACAAGGGGTGGGACGTTTATTTTTGGAATCAAGATAACACCTTGATTGGCTTTAATGATGGTACAGATGTGTTGGCGGGCATTTCAATGTCTTCTGTTTATCCAACTGTAACCCGTTTCCCTACAAGTGGTGCAAAATCAACTATGACAGTAAGTTTCGCTCATGAGGATGCAGAAGAAAGCCTGTTGAATTTTGATTATGTGCAGTTAGATTTCAATCCTAAAAACTTCTTGATGGGCTTGGTTGATGTCGTTTTTGAAAAGACAGAAGCGGAAAATGCCTACAAAATTATCGAGAAGATTGGTGGCTACGATCGTACAGAAGAATTCGGAAGTCTCATCGCTGATGGTGCCGCCGAGGTTATGAATAATACAACTTCTGCTTCTTATGCTGATGGTGTAATAACCATTGTCCCAAAAGCTGGTGCTGTTCCTTCGTTGAAATCTCCTTCTGTGTTGTTTGAAAAAGGAATTAGAGGTATTGAGCAGGTAGCATGAAAACAGATGGTGTAACGTTCGTTGATTCCGTAGTAAAGGAGATGACGAAGGAAGAATTTATTGAAGCTCATATCAATGTGGTGTGGCTAAACTTGAAAGAGGAAAAGCGCCGGAAGAAGCTCTCTGATGTGTTCGATACGATAACTAAGTAACTAATGGGCTGGGGTGTAGTTGCAGCCCGGCCCATTTCATTATTTATTATATGGCAGATTTCGATAAAGTTTATGACGTGATTCATTCCATTGCTTCCGGGTTTAAGGGAGAGTGTGTCAAATGTATGGAGGAAAATAAGAATGTGCTTATTGATTGCATACAGGAACAGTTATATAGTGGTTTAGATGGTACCGAACATTTATTGAATCCCACTTATGACAACGATACCTATTTCAATGAACCCGGTCCCTGGCAAAATCAAGCAGAAAGGTATAAACATTGGAAAGAGAAGATAACTCCACCTCTTAGGGGAGAGATACTTTATTTGCCACCACGCCCAGTCGAGGTTCCTAACCTTTTTATCACTGGTACTTTTTATGATAGCATTTTTGCGCAAAAAATAGATTCCGGATTACGTTTTGAAACAAAAGGTTTTAAAGAGGGGCCATCCATTGAAAGAAAGTATGGTGAGCAGGTTCTTGGCGTTGGAGATACTGCAAAGGAGTATTTCAACATCATGTATCTTCGTCCATGGTTAGAGCGTTTCTTTTCTGAATGTGGGTACCGGTAGGCTATGGCTTGTGGATGCGAGATAAAGAAAATGCAAAGTGAACTGGATCGTATCAGTGAACTGGCGAAGAAAGCAGCTATTTTAGATGGCTGTATGTATGTTGTTTATCAAAAAGAGGACGGTACCTATGCTTTTGATAAGGTTGGGAATGAGATTAAAGGAAAGATTATCGAATATAGACATTACCTATAATTATGGCAGAATTAGTAATAGAAGGACTTGTAAAGGATGGTGAGATTCAGACATTGGTTGAACTGGATAATACTATTGAGCGTGTAAGGGCAACGTATGCCAATGCGGCCAAAGATCTTGCAAAAGGGTTAAAGATTAATGTGGACGGAATTGCCGATCTTGAAAAGTTAGGCTCTATATATACTACTCAATCTAAAAATGCGAGTTCCGCTTCTAATGAATTGACCGAAGCTCTTAGAAAACAGTCGGAAATATCCCAGACTGTGACAAAACGTATAGAGGAAAAGTTGAATGCAGAAAAGCTTTCCACTGCTGAAATCAAGAAACTTACTAAGGCGAGTGCTGATAATGCTTCTTCTTTAGAAAAAAGTGCTAAAGCAGAAGCCAACTTAACCAAAGCTCAAAATGCAGGTAATAGTACTCGTAAGAAAACTGTATTGACAGAGGAAGAACGGTTAAAGCTCATCCGGACAGCTATCACTCTAACCAATCAGGAAGTACATAGTAAGGCACAAGCAAAAGAAATGAATAAACAGCTTCAAAAGGCTGTAGATGTATTGAAAGATACTGATGAGAACTATATCCGGACTCTTGCACGCCTTAACTCCACAATAGGTATTAATACCGATTATGTGAAACGTAACTCCGACCGGTACACACAGCAGAAGATGACAGTAGGTGCATATCGGGAAGAAATCAAAGCTGCTATCATTGAATTAGAGAATGGCAATAGATCTATGAAAAACATGGGTATTATTGCTCGAAATTCCGGTTTGATGCTTCAACAGCACATGGGTAAAGGCTTGAGTCAAGTCGGCATGGGGTTAAAAGGCATAGCTGCTGGATATATTGGTGCACAAGCTGTTGTTACAGGTGTTGTTGCTTTATTCACCAAATTACGTGAAGGGGTTGGGGATATCGTTAAGTTTGAATATGCCAATAGCCGTCTTGCAGCTATATTAGGTACTACTTCAAATAAAATAAAAGAATTAACTTCTGATGCTCAACGTTTGGGAGCTACTACTAAATATACTGCTTCGGAAGCTACTGAATTACAAATAGAGTTAGCAAAATTAGGATTTACTAGAAAAGAAATTTTAGAATCAACAGAAGCTGTACTCAAATTTGCTCAAGCGACTGGTGCTGAATTATCAGATGCTGCCGCTTTATCAGGTGCAGCTTTGAGAATGTTTAATGCAGATACCAAAGAAACTGAACGCTATGTTTCTGCTATGGCAGTTGCAACCTCGAAAAGCGCTTTATCTTTTTCATACCTTGCTACTGCATTACCTATCGTAGGCCCGGTTGCTAAAGCTTTCAATTTTACCATAGAGGATACTTTAGCATTGGTTGGAAAACTTGCAGATGCTGGCTTTGATGCTTCTATGTCTGCTACCGCTACACGTAATATTCTATTAAATTTAGCTGATACTAATGGTGTACTTGCAAAATCACTGGGAGGTCCTGTAAAGACATTGCCTGAATTGGTTATTGGTTTACAGAAGTTGAAAGAGCAGGGAGTAGATTTGAATACTACTCTTGAAATGACGGATAAACGGAGTGTAGCAGCTTTCAACGCTTTCCTTACTGCCGCTGATAAGATTGTTCCATTACGTGATCAAATAACTGGTGTAGATGGAGAGCTTGCTAATATGGCACACACAATGGGAGATAATGTTCAGGGAGCTTTGGCTAATCTTTCGTCTGCATGGGAAGCATTCATGCTCTCATTTTCTGAATCAACAGGTCCTGCAAAAGAGTTTCTTAATTGGATGGCCGATAAGATTAGAAGCATAGCTAATGATTTAAAATCTCCCGAAGATAAAATAACTCAAATAGAAACAAACTTTAGAGGACTTGCACAAAAGGATGCAAATAATAAAATATTGGAAGCTGAAAAAGAGTTTCAAAGTGAGTATAAGAGACTTCTTGATGCAGGCGATTCAGAGGAAGAAGCATATACCAAAGCTGTTATTCAAATGAAGAATAAACGAATTGAAGTGACAGCTCAAGAACGTAAGGCTTTAGAAAGAATGAAAACTGGTGCCCTGTACTCTACATCAGAATTTGAAAATATGTCATGGTTTAAAAATGCAGGTGCTAAGATGTTTGGAGTATATACAAAAGAAGCTCAAAAAGCTGATAGGGCGCAATTAGAGTTTTCTAAAAATTTCTTTAGGATATATTCGAGTGATGAATTTAATGCTGGACTTGATAAAATTGCAGAAAAATTTAATCCAAAGAATGAAAATACAGAAAGTACTTTCAAAAAACCTCTCACTGATAAGGAAAAACGCGAATTGGAGAAAGCTGCACAGGAGAAATTGAAAATCCAACAGACTTACCAAGAATCAGAACTTTCCCTTATGGATGAGGGATTAGAGAAAGAACTTGCCCGTATTGGTATTGAGTATTCAAAGAAGATAGCTGCTGTTAAGGGATATAGTAGGGAAGAGATTGCAACCCGGAAGAATCTTGCTAAAGAGATGCAGCGTGCTCTTGATGAATATTCCATCAAGTATAATTCAGATCGTGAAAAGAAGGATATTGAAAACGCCCTTACTGTTGTTAGAAAAGGTTCTAAAGAGGAATTGGATTTAAAACTTCAACAGTTGGAACTTCAACGTGAGAGTGAAATTGATGCAGCAGAGAAAACTGGTGAAGATGTGTTCCTCATTGCTGAAAAGTATGCAAAGAAGAAAAAGGAGTTGTATGAGAAGTATGCTTCCGATCAAATTTCATTGATCGCTGAAAATGCATCTCATGAGCAAAAGATTCGTGATGAAGAACACATCATGGATATGCTTGCGTTGAAAAAGAAACTGGCTTCTAAGCAAATTACACAGCAGGAATATGCGGCAGAGGAATACCGGTTACGGCTTGATTATGCTCGAAAGACTACCGAAGCCGCTATTGATGCCTTAGAATTGGAACTTCAAGCTGATAACCTTAGTGCGGATGATAGGGCTAAGATTGCCGAACAGTTGCAGAAATTAAAGGCTGATCTTGCCGAAGAGGAAGCAGAAGCAGAGATTGCTGCTATCAATAGTGTTACCAAGGCAGATGAAAAAGCGCAGAAAGAACGTCAAAAGAATCTCAAAAAATGGTTGCAGACTGCATCTCAAGCTGTCGGTGCAATCGGTAGTCTTGTCAGTACTGTTTATGACGGTCAGATTGACCGAATAGAGGAAGAACAGGATGCAAACGATGAGAAGTATGAAAAAGATGTAGAACGTTATGAAAAGCAGGCTGAACAAGGTGCCATATCGGAAGAGGAAGCCGAAGCCCGTAAACGTTCTGCAAAAGCTGCTACTGAAGCCAAGAATGAGGAGCTTGAAAAGAAAAAGCAAGAGATTGCTCATAAACAAGCTGTATGGGAGAAAGCAACGAGTATTGCCCAGGCTGGAATAGCGACTGCACTTGCTATTACTGAAGCGTTGCCCAATATCCCGTTATCAATCTTGATAGGAGCATTGGGAGCTATTCAAGTGGCAACTATTCTCGCTACACCGATTCCTTCTTATGCTGAAGGAACGAAAGACGGTGCTCATCCGGGCGGTAAGGCGCTCGTGGGTGATGCTGGTAAACATGAGGTTGTCATGTATGCCGGTAAAGCATGGGTGACACCCGATACTCCTACACTTGTGGATCTTCCTAAAGGTGCACAGGTATTTCCGGATGTGAGCTCTATTGATTTGCCTGATTGGGATGTTCCGGAATGGGATGTTCCCTCTCTTTCTCCCACCTTTGTAGGAGTGGATACTACTGGTGAACCTATTATTTTCAATGATTATAGTGATTTGAAATATGAAATAAAGGGCTTACGTCATGAACTACGCAGTATTGGTAAGCAGCAACATAAAGATGCGTGTGCCCGTGATTATAAATATTATATGCTTTCCCGGTTATGATTGAAAGATTGAACCAATTATCTCTATATGATTTTATAGAGCTTTCATGTGGTGATTGCTCCGTATTACTTTCACCAGATGAGGATATTAATGAGATGGAATTAAAGAAACGTTCATCTGATTTGATAATAGAGTACAAGAAGATAACTAATCCGTCCGGATTGAAATCTGTGTTAGTTGATCGTGAGGATATGATAAAAGAGAGGGCACGTGTTTTGCTTTTTAAAGTTTGTATTTCTCTGATTGCTATTGATGCTTATGAAGATGTCCGGGAGACTTTGGCTTTGTTATCATATGATACGAAATCCATGTCTGATGAACAAGTTAAGTCTAAAGTTGAAGAATTGTTGCGATCTGCTTTATTTGAGCAAAAGAGAAGCGATGATATGCGTTCTGATGAGAAGAAAGAAAAAGCTACTCCGGAACAGATACGTTCTTCTTTTGATGCTGAAATAGCTTTTCTTATGACTTTTTTTAAAATGAATATTGATGTCCGGAACATAAATGCTGCTGTTTATGCAAACATCGTCCATCAGGCAGATGTAGAGATAAGCATGAAGAAGAAAAGGACGTAAATGTTATATTTCATATTGATATAGAATTAATTAAATCTCAATAACAATCGAATTTTTTCGAAGGTCGTTAGTAACTCCTTTTTAGGAATCACAAACGACCTTTTTTATGAATAGAAAGAACAACGCAAACTGCATAAATAAGCGTTTATGCAATGTTTTATTGTCAGAACTTCGTACCTTGGAAACGAAGTGTGATCGGATAACATTTGAAGTATCCGCAGTAAAAGAAATGATTGCCTCGTTACCCCCTGACATAGGCACTATCATTAGTTCTATCGAGCGTTCTGCTAAAGAAATGCACGAACAAAGCATAATGCATCGGGAATATGTGGAAAGGTGCATTAATGGTGAACCTAAGATACACCTAATAAGGAGGGCTGACAATGGACTTTGAAAAGGAAGTATCAGAAATATATCCCTGGATATTACGTGTAGCGAAAAGATTCTGCCGATCTATGCAGGATGCAGAAGATTTAGCCGGTGACACGGTGTACAAAATGCTTATAAATCGTGATAAGTTCGATGTATCAAAACCTTTGAAACCGTGGTGCCTTGCTGTCATGCAGAATACTTATATTACGCAGTACAATAGAAATTCTCTCATACATTTTATTGGATATGATTCAGCAGTTGAAAATGCTTCTTCTGATTATGCTTCTAATTTGGCAATGTTTAATGATGTTGTGTCTGCCATTCGCCGGTGTGCCCAAAAATCATGTTGTATGGATAGCTTAATATATTGTGCCCAGGGATATTCCTATGACGAAATAAGTGAACTGTTGAATGTCCCGACTGGAACAGTCCGAAGCCGCATTTCATTTGGTCGGAAGATGTTATATCAAGAACTTGATTATTAATTCGTTAAAAATGGTTTGAAAAAGGCTGTTGAAGAAAAAAAATATCTATTTTGTTAGGCTATTACCTAACAAATGGCTATATTTGCAATACCAAATAACATAAAAGTCAAACCAAAAAAAGTGAATTATGGAAACAAAGTCTAATTTTAGAGCCAGAGTGATGAAGTATGCTCATCACCTCCTTTCAACAACAAAAAAGAGTTGGAAATATTGTCTGCTAAAAGCGTGGGAGCTTTACAGACTTGCTAAAAGAATGAGAAGCGGTGAAGTTAAATTCGCCTATGAGAAAGTGAATGGCAGTATTCGTTATGCTATCGGCACTCTTAAAAATGTGCCTGCAGGTGCGACAAACAAGGGTAAACGTATGACAAAGCCTTCTTATAAGACTTTCTCTTACTTCGATGTTGATAAGCAGGAGTTTAGAAGCTTCAAAATTGAGAATCTTGTAACCGTGTATTGATATGACTCCATTAGAATACTACTCAAAGAGAAAAGAGGATAGCAGGCAAGAGCTTGCTACCCTCATAGCACAAGCTAATCAGCTCATAGGTGATACACATAACAGCCTCAACACCCATACTAATCAAGGGAGTAATATTGGGAATATAAAAATGCTTTCTCAACAATTACAGCAGCTAACAAGCCGTATTGAACTGGAAAAGCAAAAGGGAGATATGCTTGAAAGTATCTGCCTGACACTAACCACAGAAGGGTAAGCATATGAAAGCCACTTTGTTGAAAGTTACCGGAGAAACAGTTGAGATTTCTCCGGTGAATGGGAACTGCTTTACCCTAAAAGAAGCGCAGAGTTTAGTAAATGGCTATGTTCAAGTCATTGATATTTGCCCTAATAAAATAATGATAATGAATGAGGAGGGTAAATTCCACTTTGAGTTGAATGTTGAGGCTACTCGGATTGCATTAATGAATAGTGCTATTTTTCCCGATGATTATATAGCCGGTGACGCTATTGTGTGTGATGATACTATGTTCTAACCTTTTAATTTCAGAAAATATGAAAACAATTTATAGAGTAGAATCACCAACCGGTGAAGTTCGTGTATTGGAAGTGTCTCGCAATGAGACTGGATATAATGTTTACATAGATGATTCAAACATCTGTGAGAGCATTACTGAAGAAGAACTTACAGAAGCATTAGAGAACCCCAATTTTTAAATATGAATCAGAGTTTTCCATTTTGGAAACAACTAATAACAGAATAGATGAGTAATAGTATTGCAGCCAATGATATCATTCAAAATATCGACGATCTGTTAGCTGAATATCCGGTTGATGAATGTATTAGCATCTTACAGGAAGTGGTAAAGCAGATAGATGTGCGTATTAAGGATTTTAGTGAACATATATAATAATAAAGATATGAATAATATATTTACAATTTGCTATTCAGAAGAAGAAGCTAACGAAATTGGACATTTCATAATGCGAAAAGGCTATGAAGGTGTTCAAAATGATAGTTACAGATATTGTCGTGAAGCGATTTGGTGGGCTTTTAAAGAAACTAAAAGACATCATTCGTGTTTCATATATGTTGGCGTTAGAGGTTGTCAAATGATTGTGTCCAGGACTAAAAGGGGACTTCGCAGGAACGGACTAAAATACATTGAGAAGAAACGAATGTTTTACAACTTATTGAGTAGGTATTAAGTTAATAAAAATAAAGAAATGTAACAGTTTTAAATATGACAAGAAGAAAAAAATCATGCACTGATTGCGAGTTTTGCAACGATGCTGAACCTGTTGATGGATTACGATATTTCTGTGACAAGAAAAATATATATTTCGATCCATACAAAACAATCACCTGTCGTCTTTTTCGGCAAGTAAGTTCCTCTGTGTTGAGGATACGCGCTCGATGGGCAGCAATGCAGCTTGCGAAAAAGAAAGCTGCTGAAGAAAAAGAGCGGCAACTCGCACTAATGCTCACACTGCCATACTGGCTTCATGTTGGGGCAGAGTTCATAGAAACTTGTTCTGGTTATGAAGGAGTAATCACAGACATTGACCCGACACGTGAAGATGGCATAATTTACCGACCGACTAATCGACCGGGGTGGGATGGCATTGATGGATATGATACCGCTGATAGTATTATAGAACGTACTGAACGCGGTATGTTGATATTTCGAAATTATACTCCCGAACCGTTAAAAGACGGATTCCGATGGTCTGATATTGAATGGGATTCGGGGCAAATAATCTATTCAGAACAACGCCCGGATGGTAGAACGGATGAGTACTTAAAAGAAAGATACGAAGTGGTAAAGCCTGAATGGATATAGGTTTTTTAGTATGTTTGAAAAGGAGTAATTAAAGATAGAAATGAAATAAATAAAAACGATAATTCTACATTATTCTCTTAAATTGTTACCTTTGTGTTTGTAATAAGCTCCTTATACAGTTTCTTGACTTATACGGTAGAAATATGAAATAGAAACTACTATGAAATAAATTCAAATGAACACTATAATATGATGAATGTTGATTTATATACAATTGATTGGACTGCTATAGGATCAATAGCAACTGCAATTGCTATGATAATTGCTTTTAGGTCTATAAGCGTATCTAATAAACAAAATAGAGAGAATCGCAAACTTCAAGTTTTATTAATTCGTAGAGAACAAGAACAAAAAAGGCTTGATGAAATGGTAAATAATATTTTAGATATTAGTCACTCCATGAAGCCTATTGATATTCTTGACTTTTCTTCAAAGTGGATAGATAAAACATTTACGACAGAGGATAGACGCAAAATTGACCGCATGGCAGATCAAGATCAATTGAATAATATCCGGTTAAGGATTCAACTAATAAAACTAAAAAACTATCCTGTTGCGAATCCATTATTAGTCCACCTAAATAAAACCAGAGAAACTTATGGATTATGGGTAAAATGTATCAACTTACTACATATGTTTTTAGAATCTGAAGATAAACTCACGGCAGAGGAACGGGAGGTAAATATTGCAAATATAGTAACTCAGATGGAAGAAGAGTGTAAAAAGATAGATCCTAATTATAAATTGATAATAGAGGGTATTCATAAACAAAGAACAAATATAGTAGATATAGCCAAGGATGTAATGAACATTTTTGAATCAGAAATATCAAGGCAAGTCCAAGGTCACAAACAAGCTTTTGAAAAGGAATTATATGATTTTGTTAAAAAAGAGCAAGAAAGGATTGACCGTATTATAGAATAGAAAATGAGGTAAACCGAGTCTTACTAAGTAGGAATTAGTTCTTTTCTACATTGGATTTACCGCTTATTATTTATCTTTGCATAAAATGTTCAAATAAAACTATAAACAATGATGTACGAAGGATTAAGAATTAATTTCACTATGTGGCATATTGTAGGTGGTATTTACGGATACAAAAAATTAATAAGACTTCCTCGAAAACAAAAGAAAGCGTTAAAGAAAAGCACTTTGCGGGATGTTATTGCAGAAGATAGAAACTTCATAAAAGAGTGCCCATATCCTAAAAAATTGCCAGCATTTAGCTATAAACAACTTGATAACGAACACCGGGCGCAGATAGAGTATTGTCAAGATGACGTTTACACCAATTCGTAACTTATATATTTGTGTCAAAATAATATTTATGATACGTGAAGCAATACTTGAAGCTCTCAAGAATAGAGGAATGAAGCAGGCTGAATTAGCCAGACATTTGGATATAAACCGAAGCTCTCTCAATGCCTTTTTAAAAGGTAATGGAAAAATTAGCTTGGCGAATGTCGAAAAGTCATTTTTGTTTCTTGGAATAGAAATAGTGTTGAAAGACAAATAGTTATAACTCGTTTTTGCAAAGCGTGATTTTCAAGAATTTAGCCAATCGGGAAACCGGTTGGCTTTTTCTTTATATTTGCCCGTGGACGTTTAACTCTATAAAAATGCTTTGCAAATATGTTCTGACAGTAGCTGGTACCACGTATGAACTTCCTAAATCCTGTATCCGGAATTGGGATGAGATAAAGCGTACACTCAAACGTGATGGATTTGGTGGAGTTATTAGAACATTCACGTCTAAGTTTGAATTTGTAGGAGAAGCTTATGAGCTGCTTCTCGATGAATGGGTAGAAAAATATCTGTTTGCAGACGCTCGGATCGCAATTTACGAAATCAATAATCAGCACACCTATGATATTGTTATCAATAGTAAGTTGGATTTCGGTACCTTCGATAATTCGGGCTATACAATATCAATGAATACAGTTGATAATAGTACAGCTACTCTTATTAAAGCTAACAAGGGAACGCAATACGAGTATTTGGTAGATGAAATAAAAGAAGTTCATCAACTGTATTATGATAGGCTGGATATGCAGAATATACTAAACTTCTCTATTGGTGATACATATACCGTAAATCCTCTTGAACTTGCAAATGTTTATATTTCCAGTTATAGTAATGAGATATCCAAAGGAGGTTACCTTGAATATGACAAAGGTGAAAAAGGCGTAGTTGCTGATCTGCTCGATGTTCCTGCGTCTGGCATTAAAGCGTATGTGGAAATGGATGTTGAATATGAGAATAGTGGGGATGCTGAGTATGCAACATTTACTCTTTCCTCTTGTGGGAATACTCAAGCAGTGAACATAAGTAAAGGAGAAACTAAAACAATAATATTGAGTATTAGCGTGAGTAAGGCTTCATTTGATTCTTATGGTCAAAGAAAGATGGTGTACTTTTCTATCAGTTTGAAAGCTTCTCATACTACTTATGCAAAAATCAACATTAAGAAGATTAAAGAGTTTAAGGTAACTTATAATTCTATCAGTGATCCTATCTACATTGATGCAATAACACCTACAAGGGTCTTGAATTGTTTGCTAAAAAGTATCAATGGAGGAAAAGAAGGCATTACCGGTAAGATTGCAAGCAATTATGATTCCAGACTTGATAATTGTGTTATAGTAGCTGCTGAAAGTATTCGTGGCATACCAGATGCGAAGTTATATACTTCTTATACAAAGTTCGTTGACTGGATGGAATCTGTGTTCGGCTTTGTTCCTGTAATTGATGGAAATATTGTTCAGTTCGTTCACAGAGATACACTGTTTTCCACAAGTATAATCAAAGAATTTGAAGTCGACCATACTGAATTTACTTATTCTGTTGATGAGAAGCTGATTTATTCGTCTGTTCGTGTCGGCTATGACAAACAGGATTATGATTCAATCAACGGACGTGATGAATTCCGGTTTACAACAGAATACATGACTGGTGTAGATATTACTGATAATAAACTGGAGCTTATTAGTCCTTATCGTGCAGATGCCTATGGTATTGAGTTCTTAGCACAAAAGAGAGGTAAGAATACTACTGATAATGAAAGTGATAATGACGTATTTTTTGTTGGAGCTGCTGATTCTATATTAACGTCTGGGGTGATGTGCTATAAACTCATTAGAACCGGATGGAATATCAGCGGCGTGTTGAATCCGGATAAGATGTTTAATGTGATGTATAACCAGCGTGCTATGTTGCTTGCAAACAGCAAGTATATTGGTATTAGCGCTGATAAGCTTGAATTTACTTCTTCTGATGGCAACAGTGATGTTGTGATTAACAACATTGCGTTAAAAGATAATTTTGTGATATCTGAAAAGTTGGCCACTTGTGGTAAAGTTGGATTTAATACCTATGATGAAGTTATTCCTTCTCCTGTGGATGGTATAATTACTCTTGTTAAAGATGAGTATTTGTATAAGGGATTTTTAAGTGAAGCAGACGGACAAATAGAACGGTTTGATGGGCTTAAATATGAACTTATAGTGAAATCTATCTCTAAAGCTTAAAATATTATGTTGAAAATAAGTCCTTTTACCCCTTTGTTTTTTAACCCTACTACGGACCGGTTCGGTGCGAAGAGTAAATACATTCAGAAATTCGCAAGCTCTGATATCATATTCATTGAGTTGATAGGTGACAAATCAGATGCAGTGCCTGCCTTGGTTGTACGAGATTTGATTAATGAGCGTCAGGATTCTATTGAGTGGCACACATGGAATATGAATAATAATCAGATAATCTACTTTCACATTATTACAGGACTGAATAGCGGTTACTACGATGTATTAGTTGGTGATTCCTGGAGTGAGATTTTCAAAGTTACGAATGATAGTGCCGAACTTAATGAGACTACTGTAATACAGTATTCAATGAAAGATAACCGGCAACGGACGGATTGTATCTTTTGGATTGATGGTATGCAATATTTCTTCGATTTCCGTGCCCCCGGCGGATTCAAAGATAATAACTGGTCATTCACAGTAGATAACGAACAGTTTACCACTGCTGATGGTGATATTGTAGAATTGTATAGCCGTGAAGCTACACAGAAGATATTTACTTTAGGTAATTCTATTGGTTGCCCAGTGTGGTTTGCTGACTTTCTTAATCGTATTCTATGCTGTAACTATATCTATTTTGATGGTGTACGTTATGCAAGAAAAGACGGTGGTGTTCCTGAATTGAATCAAGAAATCGAGGGATTGAAAAGCTTTGTCTTCAATCAGCAGTTACAGCAGATAAAATCGCTTGATCCTGTTTTGGAATGGAATAATCAGGTTGCGATGAGACGTGTACAAGGTGATAATTACAGAAAAACGGATACTGGGGATATGCGTAGTATCAAATTTGGTACAGAAAAACCTGTAGCAGAAATTGGAACTTATATCAATATGTCTAATGCTACTCCAAATACTGGCACTTCTATCAACAGTGATACAATGATCACAGTGAACAGTATTCATCATCCGGGCGGTGATGAACAATCATATTGGGATTTAATCACCATTAAGACTACTGACATAGACAGTAAGTATATTGGCAGGAAAGGTTATGGTAAACTGGTGATAACCGGACTTGATAGCTTGAAAAGTTCTTTGGATGACAGTTTGATAAATTTACGTGCCATTCTATACACAGGTGGTCCATATAGTAATCTTATTGAGGGTAGTGTAGTTAGTAGAGATGGAGTCTATATTTTAAAGGGAGTAGATGCCGGAGATGTAGGTACCGGAAAAGAATTCCAGCTTTATCTTGATTACATGTATGACTATGATATTGATAATATTGGTATGACCATTGAGTTAACGTGGGTATATGATAATGATTAGATAATTCATTAAAAGAATAATTATGACAGAAACGGAGAAACAGCAGATTGTCAGCCTTGTGCTGCAAGCGTTAAAGACAAATAGTTTCACGATAGAGCAGCTTACTGCCGTGAAATCTTTGTCTGATGATATGTATGTTGAGATTAGTGGTGGGCGGAAAATATTGGTACAGGATTTAACTGACGCTATATCCGCTTATATTAATAAAGATTTGGAGGATTTTAAGAATCGTATTACAGATGCAGAGAAGAGTATAACTGAAGGAGATGCTGAACTGTTGAAAAGGATATTAGGCACTTCAACAAAATCAAATCCTCTTACTGATCCTTTTAAAAGTTTGGGTACGATTGATTCACTGGCTAACTTAAAATCAAAACTCAATTCTTTATATGAAGGTAATTCCTCTGTTGGAAATTACCGTTGTGTATTTGCGCCTGGTTCTACCAGTATTCCTCTCAATATTCAAGTAGAGCGGTTGGGACTCAATAATGTTTATCAGTCGTTTACATCGTGCATCCAACTTGATGCAATGAATAACAGTACGGCTACTGAAGTAACCGTAGGACCGGTTATTACTTTGTCCCGGAGTGGTGTTGTTTCTAGTGGTAACACAACTTGGGGGAAATGGATGTCAACCGAAGCTAAATTACAGGAAGCTCTTGGAACAAAAGAGACATCTAAAAGTGATGATGGCTCTGTTTGGGGAGAATTGAAAAAACTATTGGCAGCCATAAATGTTTGTGGTAGTATTGTTATAGACTTGGATTTCTTGAACGATCTAAGAGATTTAGATGAGGTGTTTGGTACTGCCGGCTTGTTTACTTATCGGTATAATGAAGATGAACGAAATGAATTCAAGGATATAAAAGGTCTTTTGGCTACTACGATACTTGATGAGAACATTTATGAACAAATACGCTATGAGTGTGGGTTCGTATATCAGAGACAGCGAAAAAACGGAGAGTGGGGTAGTTGGAGAATAACGAGCGTTACTGACTATAATGTATCTTTATATCATGTCGATCCGAGTGATAATACAAACAGATTCACATTAGATAAGGCTATATACCTTGTTCCTATTGAGCTAAGGAACATTGGTATCAAATGTTCATTCTTAGATAAAGTAGGTAAATATCATACTTATGTATATGTCGGCAGTGATTATGTACCGGACTCATGGAATGAGGTTAATACCTATGAAGATGCAAAAGGCAAAGGGTATAAGGGTACTGAAGAGGATTTCTACAAGAATCTGTCAAATATAGATATGCTTCATTTTTTCAATACAGTCCTTTATACTGATATTGATTCTGTTGTTAACTCCGGCTATTATATTGTGGCTGATGCAGACACTTATTCAAGTGATATTTTAGTTGTGTCCCGGTACGGTGAGGATGATGCCATTACCCAAATCTTCCTGTCTACGTATTATACCGGTGGTGTGTTGAAACAACGTAAGATGACAGGTGAGAAGTGGAGTGAGTGGGAAGAAATCTCCGGTGGTTCCGGTTCAGGTAGTGGCTTTTATAACGTAACTAAACTTCATCCTTTAAATACTGGCTTCTATACAAAAGAAACAGCAGTAACAGCCGTTTCTGGAGCTAAAGTCAAGGATGAAGAGAAGCCCGGCATGATTATTACTTTCGAGGAGTCTGCTGGGAAATGGAAAGATTATCGTTTTGAATCAAACGACATAACAGCTTTCGATCAGCCGGCTGCTTGGAATGAATACGGTGGTGCAGGAGCTGTGAAAGAAATTACTTTCAACGGTGAAAAGCATACTCCGGATGAAAGTGGTGGTGTATCTTTCAATGTCGAAATTCCTCAAACAGATGAAAGTTTGGATGCCAACTCAACAAATGCCATTCAGAACGCTCCTGTAACTGCTAAATTTAATGAGATTGAAGCCAATACTGTTTTCACACTCGAATCCGAGGTTGACGAGGATAATAATACTGTTAAGCTAAGTTTGAAAAACAAGTCCGGTGCAGAAATAGCCAGTACGGAATTTCAAGGCGGTACAGGCGGTGGCGGCGGAGAAACCGGTACTGCAACAAAGATTGTCCTCAATGCTTCGGTAGATAACAGCATTATCAAAGAGGGTGGTTCTTCTCATCTTACCTATTTCTACGATCACCAATATAGTTCCGGAGATGACAAGGGCGAATCTACTGGGCAGAAAGCTACGCTTACCATACAGATGCTTCGAGGTGCTCAAACTGTGTACACAGAGACTATTAACGATGTATCTAAGGGTACATATACCCTTGATTTGAGTAAGTATTTGCTTTTGGGAACAACGGATATCTATGTAAAGGCAACAACTACCGATCCGGAAGGCAAGAAGCAGACTAAACAGGCATACACGTCCGTCAAAGTTATTACGTTATCTTTGAGTTCTACTTATAACATTGCTTCTCCTGTTGGCGGCTATGCAGCCGGTGCAACTGCATCCATTCCGTTCACCATTTCGGGAACAGGCAACAAAGTTGTCATGTTGTATGTTGATGGTGTTCAGAAAGACTCCAAGACTATTACTAAATCCGGGCAAACGAACAGCAGCTTCAGTATTTCCATGTCTGACCTTTTACCTGGTCGGCATACCGTGCAGATGGTTGCTGAAATGGAAGCTTCTGCCGATCTTACCGTTCGCTCTGAAAGTATCTACTTGGATATATTCAAAGAGGGTTCTTCTGCTCCCAGTATCGGCATGATGCATCGCTTCCCGGACGGCCGCATCTTTACGGATGATCATTTGACACCACGCCTTGAAGTCGGTCAATATGAGAAACTGCAATTCGATTTTGTTGTTTACGATCCGAGCAAAACCCCTGCTGAAATGTCCGTGTACAACAATGGCACCAAAACACAGACAGTAAGTGTGCCGCGTACCGTTCAGGTATATACAAACCGGTTCACCGAGCAGGGAGAGTATGCAATGCGGTTCTCTTGCGGCAACACTGAATATGATTTCTTAGTCCACGTTGCAAAATCCTCTATTGATATCGAGGAAGTACAAGCAGACCTTGATTTAAAACTTTCGGCTGCCGGTCGTAGTAACACCGAAGAAAATCCGGCAGTTTGGACTGATGGCGAGGTAACAACCAAGTTTACCGGGTTTGATTGGAATAGTAATGGTTGGACTGGTGACTCTTTGCAGTTAACTAATGGAGCTACAATAGAGATTCTTAAACAACCCCTTGCCAATGATGCCGTATCGAACGGTGCTACGTATGAATTTGAATTGAAGTGTTCGAATGTAACTGATCGTAACGGTGTCATTCTTTCGTGTATGTCCGGTGGAATAGGATTCCAGATGACAACACAGGAAGCGAAAATAACCGCTTCCGGAGGAAGTTCTGTCAATACACTTTTTGCTTCCGATCTGAATCTGAAAATAGCTTTCGTTATCGGCAAGAAGTCCGGTACTCGTTTGATAGAATTGTACGTAAATGGTATCCGTTGTGGTGCGAAACAGTACTCACAGACTGAAAGTATGAAGCAGGAAGCTCCGGTAAATATTACTGTATCTTCCGATGCAGCCGATATCGAGTTGCGCAATTTGCGTATCTACCGGCGTGGTCTGACTGATGATGAAGAGCTGACCAACTACATGGTAGACCGTCCGACATCAGAGGAAATGGTTGTTCTATTCCAGAAAAACGATGTTATGAATGACGACGGCTCGGATGTGGATATAGAAAAGCTTCGTGTACAAGGTAGATCTGTCATGCGCTTTGTTGGTGATGTCGAACTTGTTAATGCAACGAACAACAAAAAGTTTGAAGTGCCTGTTGACGTGTATTTCTATTCTGCATATGGCAAGGAGTATGATTTTGTACTTCGTAATGCAGGACTTCGGATACAGGGTACATCGTCTACTACCTATCCGCGAAAGAACTACCGTATCTACTTTGAACGTTTCGATAAATATGGAACGACTTTGGAAGTGAATGGTGTCGATGTTCCGGACTTGATGTATTCATTCAAACCCGGCGCCAAACGTGTGGGTATTTTCTGTTTGAAGGCTGATTTCTCCGACTCATCATCAACGCACAATACTGGTGGTGTGAGACTGGTCAATGACACATGGAAGAAATGTGGCTGGCTGACACCCCCACAGGAAATAGACGGCAGTGTTCGTATCGGTGTTGATGGTTTTCCGATGGACTTGTTCTACGATAATGATAATACCGGTGTAAATACCTATTTGGGTAAGTACAATTTCAATAACGAAAAGAGCGATTCTCACAATGTCTACGGTTTTGAAGGTATTGCCGGATTCAATGATTTAGCCGCTTTGAATGGCGACCGTAACAAATGTATCTGCCTTGAGTTCTTGAACAATTCTCATCCGTTGTGCCTCTTCGGTACTTCCAACATAACTGCTGAAAACTTCGCTGACGGTTTGGAATTCCGTTTTAAGCCGGATAAGACATGGGAAGATGCCGACCAAGAGGATAAAGACGCTGTAACCCGCCTTTGGACATGGATTAATTCGGTAAAAAATGACCCCGCCCGGTTCCGTGCAGAATGTGCCGATTACTTTAATGTAAACAGCTTGTTCGGTTGGTACATAATCACTGACTATTTGATGGCTGTTGACAGCCGGGCAAAGAACATGATGTTCTGCACTTGGGACGGTGTTCACTGGTATATTCTTCCTTATGACATGGATACGATTTTAGGCGGACGTAATGACTCCGTACTGAAGTATGACTATACTATGACATGGGAAACCTTTGATGATTCTATTGGCTCCTATGCAATGGCCGGTCACGACTCCATACTTTGGAAACTTGTCCGCTCTTGGCCGGAGAAATTGCAGGAAGTTGCCGGGAATATCCGTAGTAATATGAGCACCGAGTATGTACTTGATATCTTCAATAACCAACTGATGGGTAATTGGTGCGAGAGGATTTATAATAAGGACGGAGAATACAAGTATATCAAGCCTTTAACAGAGGGTGTTACGACTTCGGAGGGTACAAAATACTATGACTACCTGTACGCCCTTCAAGGTAGTCGTTACGCTCACCGTACATTCACGATCCAAAACCGTTTTGCTCTTTTGGATAGCCAATATCTTGCAGGTACATACCGACAGGATTCATTCCCTATCTATTTTGGTTATAAGTTCTCTACTGATAAGCGTAAGGTTAAGATAACCGCCAGCGAACGTTATTACTTCGGCTATGGGTACACGTCCGGCGAACCGAAACAAAGTGGTGTGCTCGCTGAAGATGCCGGCAGTATTGTCGAACTGACGCTCGACACGGATTTGATAGTCAATGATCCTCAATACTTCTACGGTGCATCCCGTATGTTAGGTCTTGATCTGACTAATGTTAGCCATGCTATTGTCGGTACTCTAAATCTAAGCAATTGCGTAGCATTGCGAGTTTTGAATATCAGTTGTTCGGCTACGCAAAAGACCATGAACGCACTTTTAGTTGACAAGTGTAAGAATCTGCGTGAGTTGAACCTTACCGGGTTGCAAAGTGAAAACTTTACTTCTATGGATTTATCTTCAAATTCCAAACTTGAGACTTTCCGTGCTGGTAAATCTGCATTAACGGGAGTATCTTTTGCACCTGGTTCTCCCTTGTCCGTTGCTGTTCTTCCTGCTACTCTTCAGACGCTTGAATTACGATACTTGAACAAATTATCTAACGACAATCTGACATTAGAGGGTACGGTTAATACTAATCGCCTTGTTGTCGATAGTTGCGCACTGATCGACTGGCAAAGACTGCTCACAGCGTGTCCGGCTGTCAGATACCTTCGTATTACTGGTATTGATATGGAAGGAGACGGTACGCTGATTAGAAACCTTATGGAAATGGGAGGTGTTGATGAGAATGGCGGTAATGTATCTTCCTGTCGCCTGGTGGGAACCTATCGTCTTACCCGTTCCATGACTGATGAAGAATATGAAGCAGCCGTTGCTCATTTCCCGGAGCTGACCATCATTCAGCCTAAATATACGATGATTGAGTTTGATGACACTGTTGCCGATGATGCTAATATCAGCAACCTCGACAATCTGACCGGCTATAAATACGGTAACAGCTATGTAGCCAACGGACATATTACTAAGATCCTGGCTAAACGTCATCGTGTTTTAGGTAAGCAGACTGAGAAAGGTAAAATGGTGATTTGCAATCTACACGATGAGAACTCTAATTATTATGCCGATTCAGAGAAAATATCCGGTGCTACTCCTGCCAAATTGGATAGTACGGAGGGTGATCTTTGGATGTATGAACCTCACTATTGGTATAAAGGAATTAATGACTACCTTAACAACAAGAAGTACACCTGTTACAGTTCCAATACCGAAATTCCGGATATACCGGTATGTGATAAAGTTTATCTTTCCAATATCCGGGAATCCGGGCTTTATAAGGAGAAATCTAAGATTCTGATTGGTCGTGCTACCTTGACGGACAGCTATTCTTCAGACACGAATTATAGTGTTTGCGGTGTCGATGTTTCCAAGCATAAGCGTGTCCGTTTCCCGACCACGTTAGGAACCGGCTTGATTGGCAGTATCTTCGTAGACGCATCCGGTAATGTTATAAAGGATTTGACCGTTCCGAGTCTTAACAATAAGTTTGCTGAAGGAATGTATCTTATTGCAGACGTTCCGGAAGGAGCTGCTTTCCTTTATTTCACGATCTTCAATAACGCAGAATTTGACCTTGTTGTATTATCCAACAGTGACAAGATTGAGGATATGGAGCCGGATTGGGTTGAACACCTGCCTTGTCTGACAGGTGTCGGTGAAGCAATCTCTATTGGTAATTCTCTTTATTCTGCTTTTAATACTTCTGCAAGTGTTGGTAGTATGTCTCAATCCGATTTTCACTATTATGCACAACAACGTAATTTGCAACTTGTGGACTGGGAGATGCACAAAGATGTAGCTAACTTGTTCTATGCAGCATATGGTCGTCGTGATGCACAAGATCAATGCGGTTATGGTCAAAATACAAATAACCGGATAGTCGGAACTACTGCCGTAATCGGTATGCAGGATACTGTAAGCTATGATTCAGATGGTGTGCATAAAACTGAATATTCTTGGTATATCTCAAAGGATGCCGATGGTAGAATAGTTCATACTCGTATTCCTTCAAGTAACTGTATGGGTTATGAAAGTTGGTATGGTGACAAATATGAATGGATGGATAAAGTTGGTTTACCTAATACTAATGCACAAGAGCAGTATAAGTTAAATATTGAGATGCCTGACGGTACGGTACGTAAAGTTCGTTCCGGTACAACCGGTGGTTTTGCAACTGGTATGGTTCATCAAAAATATTGTGATGTGATTGCTGCTTTTTCACAGGCTGGTAGTAGTACAACCTATTATTGTGATGAATTCCAACCGAGCGCAGCAGCTTCTCGTGTGGTCTTTCGGTCGTACAGCCACGCGTCCCCGTACGGCGGTGTCTCGTATGCGTATTGCGGTTACGATTCATCGCTTGCGTCTGCGAACCACGGTTCCCGGCTCGCCTTCCGCGGTCAAATCGAGGTCGCGGAGAGCGTTGAAGCGTACAAATCGTTGAAATCGGAATCGTAAAGCGGGAGCGAAGCGACTAAATCGGAAAACGTTTAGCCATGTTCGGATTTGTGCTGCTCTTCCCGAACGGCACAAATCCGGGCGAAGCCCGGCGAAAATATAACTTACTTAATCTTTTGTCAAGATGAATAAATTGTTAATTTTGTACCCCCGTAGGTGGATTCCCCCATAGACTCGTGTGGTCTTTCGGTCGAACAACAACGCGAACCCGAACGGCGGTGTCTCGTATGCGAATTGCGGTAACGATTCATCGAATGCGTCTGCGAACAACGGTTCCCGGCTCGGAAACAATTTAAACGAATTTGGACGTTAGTGCCTGAAGAAATTAATCGGCGTACGATAAGGAGTACGAGTTACTCATCATTGAGCCGAGGGGGATGAGCCTCAGTAACAGCAGTCGCAAGACTGGAAAACTGAAACATACATCGTTGGGTAGAGTTTGGTAGGTTTCCCTTTATTGGGATTCTCGAAGAAGTTGGGCCCAGAAAGTTGAAGGCAAAAATTATGCGTAGAGAAGGCAATATCATTGAGGAGATAATAACTCCTGAAAATATGGAAGAGTCTTTCTGGACAGTGTTGCGAGGTCGGAAACGTAAACGCAGCCGTTCAGGGAGAACTCTTATTGCGCATAAAAAAGAAGTCATTGACGAATTGACAGAAAGGATTCGTAATGGCAGTTTTAAAGTTAGTAATTTTTTTGAAAAGGAGGTCTTTGAAGGTGGTAAACTACGTCGCATCCAAATTTTTTCTTTGAAAGAACGGGTTGCTGTGCATGCAATTATGAAAGTTGTAGATGAACATTTGCGAGGTCGTTTTATCCGGACTACATCTGCATCTATAAAAGGACGTGGTACACACGATCTATTATGTTATGTACGTGATTCGATAGGGAATGATGCACAAGGAACAGAGTTCTGTTACACTTTTGATATTCGTAAATTTTATGAGAATGTTGATCATGATTTTATGAAATACTGTGTTAATAAGGTGTTTAAGGACAATAAGCTCATTCAGCTACTTTCCGGATTCGTGGACGTGATGCAAAAGGGAATAAGCATAGGATTAAGAAGTTCGCAGGGGCTTGGTAATCTTCTGTTATCCATTTTTATCGACCATGTCCTGAAGGACCGGGAAGGCGTGAAGCACTATTTCCGGTATTGTGACGACGGGCGTGTTTTGAATGGGAGCAAAAAAGTTCTTTGGAAGATGCGTAATATTGTGTGTCTGCAGGTGGCTAAGATAAATCTTGTGATTAAAAATATTGAACGTGTATTTCCAACCAAGCAAGGTATTGATTTCTTAGGCTTCGTTATTTATCCGGATCATACCCGTGTACGCAAAAGGAACAAACAGAACTTTGCTCGTAGGCTTCATAAAGTGAAAAGCCGTAGACGTCGTAAAGAACTCATTGCCTCTTTTTATGGCTTGGTAAAGCATGCCGATTGCAAGAATCTATTTTATAAATTAACAGGCATAAAAATGAAAAGTTTCAAAGATTTAAACGTCACTTACAAGCCGGAAGACGGGAAGAAGCGTTTTCCAGGCACAGTTGTTTCCATAAGAGAATTGGTAAATCTCCCTATCATAGTGAAAGATTATGAAATGGGTATTAAAACAGAGCAGGGAGAAGACCGTTGTATTGTCTCAATTGAGCAAAATGGTGAAATGAAGAAGTTCTTCACCAATTCGGAGGAAATGAAAAATATCCTCCAACAAATTTCAAGTATGCCGGATGGTTTTCCGTTTGAAACAACGATTAAGACGGAGACGTTCGGTAAAGGTCGAACAAAATATGTATTTAGCTAATGAAACGAGTAGAAGGAAGTTCCGGTGTATCGCTCTTTGAGTGTGTAAATCCGGTGAAAAATAAGTGGCGTGTACGTTGGGATGTACAGCCAAGTGAGCAAGAGGGAAATGCTTCCTATATGGAAGAGGAGTTCTCTTATAAGCCTACCAGTGAGGAGGTAAAGGTTATGGTTATTAACTGGTATAATCAGGAGATAAATAACGAGATCATGTCCGGATTTACCTATAATGGCATACCTGTATGGTTATCACAGGAAAACCAGTTCAATTATAAATCAGCCTATGATCTTGCAGTGCAGACAGACGGTACCTCTTTACCAGTAAGATTTAAATTTGGAACAGATGATGAACCTGTCTACTATGAATTTAATACCTTGGAAAATCTGACGGACTTTTATACTAAGGAAATGGTTTTTGTTCAGCGCACATTAGCTGCTGGTTGGAAAAAGAAAGATGCTGTTGATCTAAGTTTATATCAATAAGTCTCTTCTTAATAGATAGATGTAAGGTAGCCGGTTTTCGACTACCTTTTTTATTTCCTATAAAATTAGTCCGTTTTGTAAGTCGTTAATAAATAGCTTATTAAAAGGAAATGACTTTCCAAGATTTTTCACTTTTGGCAAACCGGTTACTATACTCAATACATTTGTCTCATACAGAATATTTTATTAATAATTAAACGCTTTGAGTATGAGTATAAAAGTATTGTATGATTGGATTTTACAGTCTAACCGGCCAGCACATGTAAAAGCTGGAGTATTCGTTTTTGTTGTGATGCTTGCCTTCTGTTTTCTTCTATTAAACATTGATTTCTGCAAATCTGCTATTGTCTCTTTAACGACAACTGCCATTGCTGCGATCATTGTTGAGTACATTCAGAAGAAGTGTGGATTTGCCTTTGACTGGCTTGACGCATTAGCTACTGTCTTATTGCCAGGACTGATTACTGTGTTTTCAATATTGATAGCTTTAACTTTATGATTAATATTATGAAATGGTTATATGAGCTATTTAATGTAGACCAGATACGAATTATTTTCGTTTCGATGTTCAGCTCTCTTCTTGCTTATTTAACACCGACTAAAGGTTTCCTTATAGCTTTGATTATAATGTTTGGATTCAATATTTGGTGTGGAATGAGAGCTGATGGTGTTTCGATTATACGTTGTAAAAACTTCAAATGGGGTAAGTTTAAAAATGCCTTGGTCGAACTTGTTCTCTATCTTATAATCATTGAGGTGATTTTCTCCTTTATGACCTTAATAGGAGACGGTGAGAACTCATTATTGGTAATCAAGACTATAACGTATGTGTTCTCTTATGTGTATCTTCAGAATGCGTTCAAAAATCTGATTATTGCATATCCTAAAAACAAAGGATTCCGTATCATCTATCATGTGATACGTTTTGAATTTAAGCGAGCTACACCTGCACATGTGCAGAGTATTATCGACAGAATTGAAGGAGAATTAGACAAGGAGGAAAAGATATGAAAACAATTGATTCAATTATCATCCATTGTTCGGCAACGAAAGCCGGACAGGACATACGTGCAAAGGATATTGACCTGATGCACAAACAAAGAGGGTTCAGCCAGATTGGTTATAACTTCGTGATAGATTTAGATGGTACCGTAGAAAACGGTCGGTCATTATCCATTGACGGAGCACATTGTAACACGAAAGGGTTTTCCGGTATTAGTTATAATAAACACAGTGTCGGTATCTGCTACATCGGTGGACTTGATGCGAACGGAAAGGCAAAGGACACCCGTACGGATGCACAAAAAAACGCATTGTGTGATCTTGTAGCAAAACTCTGTAAGGAGTATCCTATCATTGAATTGTTAGGGCACCGGGATACATCACCTGATCTCGATGGTAGTGGAGAGGTAGAACCGCTTGAATATATCAAAGCGTGTCCTTGTTTTGATGTGAGGAGTGAATTTAGTAACTTTTTACGTAATGTAGTTGTAAAGCCATGAAAGATTTAGCTAAGATGTGCCTAACGGCTATAATTAGTCTGCTGGCTGTAATAGTCTGTTGTCTTGTATGTTCTTCTTGCCAGGCGTCTCGGAACATTGAGACTCAAAAGCAGATTGACTACTCTGATGATTTTAATCGCATTCAAAGTGTTATTCAATCACTGCGAGCGGATGTTAGTAAGCAAACGAAGATAACAAATGACCGGCTAAGTAATCTAAAGTTGGAAAATAAAACTGTTTATTTGTCTGCTCCTGATTCTGTCGGAAAACAACACGTAGTGAAGGAAAGTACTACTACTGCATCCAAACAAGAACAGGAAAGAACAGAAGTTGATGAAACAGTATCTGTTACCCTAAAACATCTCTCTAACATGTTAGATACATTGAGTAATAAGGTTGATGCTATATTAAATCAGAAGGAAAATATAGTAGAACTTTCGTGGTGGGATTTGCATAAAGATAATGTGTATTGCTGTATTATAGGTTTGTTAATTGTAAGTTGGCTGTGGGATAAATTGAGAAAGAAATATCCATTTCATTGAAAATACATTTTTCGGATAAAATTATATAGCAAAGAATACAATATTTGGGAAATAATATATATATTTGTCACCGTATAAACAAGTGCCTTCGTGCCGGAATACAAAGAAAATGTGTTCCGGCATATTTTTTGCTCGGAATACAAATGTTTAATTTAAAAAATTATTCGTATGGAACATGACAATTACAGGATTACTGGCTTTGGAGCGATAAGCCAAGAAGATGCCAGGGAACTTGAAAGGCAGCAAGCCGAGTTACTTAAAGATGAGTTGAAATCTTTATCTTCTTCGGGTGATAAACAAAGAATTTCAGCTATAAAAGAAAGACTAAAAGCTATTCAAAAATTAGCTGAAAACTATTAGTTAGAATGTAGCCCCGTATTTTTAGAACGGGGCTTTTCTAAATTTTAGTTATATTTTGTGATTTAGTAAAATCTCACTATTTATTGTAATGAATTAATATAATTACTATGGAAGATTGGAAAAAAACAGATGATGAAGATTTAGATGAAGAAGATATTTTATTAAGGAATAAATGTCGAAAAATGAGTGATGATGAATTGAACAGTATTGTTCCTGTTTGGGCAACTGATGTTCGTAAAATGGAACTACCTATTAATCATCCTATGTATTCAAATAGGATTTTTATGCAATGTAATGTTGATAAATTAATAAAGAATTCAACCAATTTATATGATGTGGTCTTTAATAAAAAATTTGATGGATTTTGGCACGATGAGTCCAGATTTGCCAATACTATAGAGAGATGGTTGAATAAAGAATGTGTTGATCCACCTATGTGGGACATATCACAAAATAAATCTTTCATTATTTCTGATGGGAGACATCGTACTGTGTTAGCCCAATATATTGGTGTGAAAGATATTATTGTTTCTATTCCTATATATCTAAAGGAAGATGCACAGGAATTACTTGAAGCTAATGAACTGATAGAGAAGTAAAATAATAATGAGAGGTAGCCGAAGCTACCTCTTTGTTTGTAATCCCACCAATCAACAGCACACAAATCAACAAATTTCCAGAAGGATTACATAGGGTATTACTATTGACGATTGAAAAAGTTCGATGAGGATATAAAAAAAGTGAGGGGAACCACCCCCTCACCAAGTCAAACCAAAATAATCCGAATTATGTCCGTATTATCTTGATGTTGCAAAGTTACTATTTTATTTCAGATTATCAAGTATCTCGCGTATCGCTTTATCAGCATGCTTTTTCATGATTGATACATAATTGAAGATTGGACGATCTTCTTTCATTGACTGACCGATACAGTATTCTAATGTGCTAAGAGGAATTCCCAAGTCGTATCCATGTTGAACGAATGATTTGCGAGCTGAATATAATGTTAAGTTGTGAGTAACGCCTGCTACTGTTTTCAGAACTTTCATTTTCCGGGTGAGTGTATTATAACAGGATACATAGGTTTTATACTTTCCAAATACGAGCTTTCCGGTATTCTTATTCATATATTTCTTGATGAGAGGTTTTGCTTCATCAGGAATCGCAAACGAAGTCAACCGGTCACCATCTTTAGTATTCCTTGTCTTGATTCTGATGTAATCTACAATGTCGGTCCGGAAGTCGTAAGCCAGCATATCAACTAAGTTCATGCCGGCTAAATAATAAGTAAGCATGAAAATGTCGCGAACTACTGATACGTTATATTGATTAGGTACCATATCTCTAATAATCTTTAGTTGTTCAACTGTGATATGTGTGTCTCTTTTCTTAGCTGAAGGAATGGAAGCTGTGACAAATGGATCTACCTTATATTCTACGTATCTCATCTTGATGGCATAGTTTATTATCACTTTCAATAGTGTAATATAGATTTTGATTGAGGTAGGAGAGAGTTTGCTCTTCCTTAAATGCGTTAGATAGTTATTAATCCGGATTGGTGTTATGTGTTCCATGAGTGTACTTGGACCAGTAAACCGAATAAAATGTTTAGCGGCCAATTTATAAAGTTTATGCGTTTTTTCTCTATCATCCTCATCGATCTGTGAGAGGAATTCTTCAACGATATCCTCAAATTTGCGATTACGTTCGCCATTAATAGGGTTTGTTATCATCTTAACTAATTGGGCGCAAGTTAACGATTCTGCATGCTCTAATTCTATATAGCGTTTGAAGTACGTGTTATACCATTCCTGCAATTTTATGTTGAGGAAATCTTTGTCCGGGCGTTGAACTATCTTTCCGTTCTTAAATTCGTTTTCACGAACGACAATTTCTGTTGTGATGAATCTTGTATCAGAGTTGTGTGCTACTCTGATTCTTATTTTATGAGTCCCGTCAGATAGTTTTTTAGCTGGGACAATTACTAATGAAAATGTAGCCATACTTTATTTTGTTTTCGATCGTATCATGTTTTCCGACCATAATCCGACCATTTTTCGACCATTATATAGCGTCAAAAGTGACGTTATGATTTATTCTAATTCTCTAATATGGACTACTAATAGATATAAAAAAAGTTCGATTGTGTATGTAAAATGCTGAATATCAGCAAAAATAAAAGCCGGAAGCTCATGCTCTCTTGCAGGCTTCCGACTCAACACAAAAACTAAACTAGACTTAACTAAACTATTCTATTCTTGGAATTTCACAATCCCTTTCTGTTCGTTGCAAAGTTACATATAAAACCGATTTCTGACAAACTATAATCGACAAAATTCACTTTTTTGCCGATAAATTAGACAATCA